TATATTTACACCATCACCTGAGCAGTCCCCATACCCCCCCCTTGGCCCATCAGGCCTCTTTCCCCAAGGGGTCAGGTCCAACCCCGCCCGGTCACGAAACCGCCTCAGTGGTCCCCTGATGGTTTCGTGTTGCCCCGGCTTGAAACGGCGCCGCATCCTCGGTGTGCGGGGACCTTGGGTGGGGCGGCCCGTGAGTGGTTGGCGGAGGTGTATGGCATGGATTTGCGTGGTTGGCAGGGGTATGCCGTTGACCGGGCCCTCGAGGTTGACGACCTGGGGGCCCTGATTTGGGGGAAAGTGATTATTACGGTGGGGAGGCAGTCGGGGAAGTCGTGGCTTGCCCGCGGTCTGTGTATGTGGCGTTTGCATAACCAGGACTATTTCGGTGAACCTCAAACGGTGTTGCATGTTGCGAATAAACGGGAAACCGCTTTGGAGGTTATGCGGCCGGCTGGCCTGTGGGCTCAGGAAAAGTACGGGAACCGGACAACGAAGTGGGGGAACTCCCAGGCGGGTATCACGTTGCCGACGGGTGACCGGTGGTTGATTCATGCGGCCAATGAGGGAGCGGGTGTGGGGTACACGGTTTCTATGGCGTTTGTTGATGAGGCGTGGAAAGTGAAACGTGACGTCATTGACTCGTCTATCGCCCCAACCATGGCGGAAAGGGTGAGCCCCCAACTGTACCTGGTGTCCACCTCGGGTGACGCTTCCTCTGATCTCATGCTCTCGTACCGGTCTCGAGGGTTGGACACCCTCAACGACCCCGCGGATCTCTTGTTGTTGGAATGGTCGGCACCACCTGACGCGGACCTCGAGGACGTGACCGCCTGGCAGTACGGGTCCCCGGAGTGGTCCCCGCACCGGGAAAACTTTGTTCGCCAACAGTTCAACGCCGTCGAACCGGGAACGTTTAAACGCCAGTACTTGAACCAGTGGGTGATTAGGCATGATCATTGGATTAAGGATGGGGTGTGGGAGGGAGGTATTGAAACGGGCCCCATGCCCGACGGTCGTTGGGCTGTGTGTGCGGAATCAGATTTCGACGGCATGGCCAACGCGGTAGCGGTCGCGGTCATTGACCCCGAGGGTTTGATTCACGTCAGGGTCACCACCCACCGGACGATTAGGGACGTGGACCGGAAACTGTCGGAACTTAGGGCCGAGCACCCGGACCAAACCACGTGGGTGACCCCGTCATTCATGGAACGTCTAACCTGCCACGTCGACGGAATTGTTGGGCAACGGGAGGCCGCCGCCGCCACCCAAGTTCTTTTGGATTCCTTTGATAGAAAAATTATTAGGCACGACGGGTCCGAGCAGCTGCGGGACCAACTGGCCCGGTCAACGATTTCGAAACGGTCCGGGGGTTGGGTGCTGTCGGCCCCCATGGGTTCGGGCGGTATTTATGCGGCCCGGGCCGTAATGTTCGCGGTCAGCCAGGTGACGAAACTGCCGAAACCTCGGCCCATGATTGTGGCGCGCCGGCGGTCCAGCGCTTGACAACACGTTACTGACCGGTAACATGGCACCATGGCCCCACTCACGGGCGCGCTTAAACTGATCCGGTCTGCCAACGAGGGCGCCCGGGCCACAATTGTCCCCAACACGGAATTGGGTGAAGTGCCGTTCGTTCGGGAGGGCCCCGGGACGGCCCTACTGACCTCAATGCTGATTGGTTCGTCCTACTCGGTTGCGTTGGGCACCGCTTTACAGGTCCCGGCGTTCGTTAAGGCCCTGAAAACGTTCACCCACACGATTGCCAGTTTCCCGTTGCGCGAAACCGTGGGGGCCGACGAAGTGGTACCCCGGCCGTTCCTCAACCAACCGGATAGGAACACCACCTATTGGGCGTTGATGACGCGCACAATTTCGGACCTACTGCTATACGACCGGGCGTATTGGCTAATCACCTCGAGGACGTGGGACGGTTTCCCACGGGACTGTTTGCCGATGCCGTTCAACCAGGTAACGGATCCCACCCTCGACAGCATTGTTTACAACGGGTTATCCCCGCGGGACACACCCGTGTATTGGAACGGCACCCTGGTTCCCGGCCCGGACGTGATCAGGTTTGATGGGGACGGCCTCGGGGGTTGGCTGAGGGTCGGGGCCAGTGTGATTAACACGGCCGCCGCCCTCGAGGCCGCCACACTCAACTACGCCGCCTACCCGCTGCCAAGCATTATCCTGAAAAACACGGGGGCCGACATACCCGCCGAGGTTGTCGACGATTTGTTAACCGCCTGGGAGGACGCCCGCACCAACCGCAGCACCGCCTACCTGAACTCGAGTATAGAAACAAAAGAAGTTGGTTGGAACGCCTCGGAAATGCAACTAACGGAGGCCAAAAACTATGCCGGCATTCAGGTGGCCCGGGTAGCGAACCTGGACCCCGTATGGGTAGGTGCCGGTGTCGACTCCGCATCCTTGACCTACACAAACCGGTTGGACCTATACCGGCAACTGTTGGATCTCAGTTTGCGGCCCGTTATGTCCGCAATTGAGCAACGACTATCCGGTGACGACATCACACCTCGGGGCCACGAAGTTGAGTTTGATGCGACCAGGTTCCTCCGCCAAAACCCAACCGAAATCGGTGCCCTGATCACCACCCTGTTTGCCCTGGTTGATGAAACCGGGCGGAGGGTTGTCACCGTCGACGAGGCCCGCGCCTTGCTTGATCTACCCGCCCGAGAGTTAGGGATGATATGAAACAAACCACGGAAATAGATTTCAATTGCACCGTCACCATGCGGGAGGACGCCCAACAGGGCGGGCCGATAGCCACCATTGAGGGTATGGCCGTCCCCTACTCCACACCCACCAAAGTTGGTGGGATCAGTGAACAGTTCGGGCCCGCAAGCTTCAACCCCGCCGACGTGCTCGGCCGCTCCCTCAACTGGCGTCACGGCGACCCCGTTGGTGTGATCACGGCCGCCGAAAACCGGGCCACCGGCCTGTTCATCACCGCCGACGTTCTCGACACCGCCCAGGGCCGGGACGCCGCCATTCTCACACGGGCCGGCGCGGTCAAAGGCCTGTCCGTTGGTTTCCAACCGATTACTTCACGGTGGAACCAGGCTCGCACTGCCGTGACCCACACGGCGGCCCAATTTTTTGAGGTTTCACTTACCCACATGCCGGCATACGCCACGGCCGGTATTTCATCAATAAGAGAAGAGGAAAAAGTGTCCGAAACAACCATTGAGGAAACCCCAGTGGTTTCCGAAGACACCGCCGCCCGGGAGGCAATTGCCACACTCCGGGAAACCGTCAACGCCATTGAGGCGCGGTCCCATATCGTTGAGGCCGTCCACCCGTTCGCTCAGTACCGTTCTTTGGGTGAATACCGGCTAGCGTGCATGACCGGAACCGAAACCCGTGCCCTGTTCGATCAGGTCACCGACGATAACCCCGGTGTCCTTCCACCGATCTGGTCACAGGTCGTGCGCGGCATTTTCGACCTCGGCCGCCCCACCATCACGGCGTTTGGTGTGATGGCCGCCGGCACCACCGGCACAACGTTCAACTGGCCCTACTGGGACGGTGACCTTATGGACATTGTTGCCGAACAGGTCGACGAAAAAGACGAAGTCAATAGCGTCCAAATTTCGTTGCTGAAAGGCACCGCGACACTTAAAACTTATGCTGCGGGGTCCGATATTAGTTACCAGCTGCTCCAACGCTCAAGTCCGTCGTACGTCGACGCACACACCCGCATCATGCTGAACTCGTACGTCCAGGTCACCGACCTGGCGTTTGTGGGAGCCGTCTACGCGGCCCGCACCGTTCAGGCATACGACCTATCAGGTGACACGGACGGTTCGAAGTTCCGGGCCGGTGTGTTCGAAGCCTCAGTAGCGGTCCAAACGGCCACGGGTATGCCCGCGGAGTTTGTTCTCGTTTCACCGGACATATTCGTCACCATCGGTGGTTGGTCCACGTTCTTCCCCTCCAACTACGGCACCTACAACGTCAGCGGAACCGCACAGTCCAACACCTTGGGTGTTTCGGTTTCCGGTCTCCCGGTGATCCTTGACCGAAACATTGGGGGTAACACGATCCTGGTTTCGAACCGTGAGGCCGCCAAGTGGATTGAGGACGGCCCCCGTATCGCACAGAATGAGAACGCTGCCCAACTGGGACGGGATGTGGCCGTGTATGGGTACGGTGCAAGCCAAATCATTAACGGCGGGGCCATCATCGCCCTAACCGACAGTTAATCGAAGGGACCGACCATGGCACTAGTGACGGGTGAGGAACTTGCCCTGAACCTTGACCAGGACTGGAACGACGTCGACCAATTGGCGTATGACCAGGTGGCCGAGGCTGCTAGTGACATGGTTGGTTCGATGATCACCACCGCCGCGTACGAGGAGGAGCCGGCTAGCGTCCGTGAGGCGGCCATGAACGTGGCCGTCGACATGTACCAGGCTCGTACCGCCGCCGGCGGACAATCCGTATCTATTGATTTCCAACCGGGCCCGTACCGGATTAGTTCGTTCATGCTCCGCCGTATCAGTGCGTTGATAGCCAAATACGTGAACGTTGGGAGCATGGTCGGGTGACCGCCGCATTGGCCACACAAGCGCGGGCCGAAATAGGGGCCGCGGTTTCGTCGGCTTTGGGCACCGGGTGGAAGGTGTACCTGGTGGCACCACCGACCCCGGTGGTGCCCTCGGTCACCTTGGTACCCGATACCCCCTACATGCGGCCCACCCGCTTAGGAACACTGAACTACGAACTGAGGGTGAAACTGTTGGTGGCCGTGGATATGCGCATCATCAACACGGCACTGAACAAAATAGAAACCGCAGTAGAAACCTGCATGGCCGCCCTTGCACCAACCGTCCAAGTGATGGAAGTGTCACCCCCACAAGTCACTGATATCGGTGCCCAAGGCTCAATACTTGTATCCGAGATCTCACTAATCGCAACCATTAAGGAGTAAACAAAATGGCCGTAACCGCCGTAACCGGTTCAACCTTCACCGTCACCGTCGCCTCAGTTGTCTACACTGACCAGGTCACAGACGGCATGATCACCCAAACGGGAACCACAGTCCGCACCAAAACATTGGGCGGCCACGCGTTCAACATTGTGGACAACACTTCAAGTGCGTCCCTCGGTTTCCTTTACGACGGGGACAGCGGTTTGTATAACGCACTATCGGACGCGGTAACGACGCAGAACGCCGTAGCCCTACTTGTCACCGGCTCTACGGGCACTTTCACCATGACCCTCGCCTACGTCGACTCCGTGGACCTGTCCTACGACGCCACCGGGGTGGCAACATGCAAGGCATCCTTCCAGGGTGACATGGTTCCTTCCTAATGTTCCCGAAACTTTTGGTGTACCTTGACGGTTCCGAAGACGCACTAGAGGTCACCCCATGTACCGCGGACCTGTGGTTGGCGGAGGAACTGACCGGCAAAAGTCTAACCGACGGATCCGAAATGGGCCTCCGGTTGATACTTGCCTATGTCGGGGCCACCGGAAACGAACCGGGGGACGTCAAAACGGTTAGGGCGTGGGCCCGGAAACACCGGGTCAACGTTTCGGTCGGTGAACTAGTCACCCCTATAGTGCCGGGACTTTCCGCCGCCTAGCCGTCCGGCTAGCCGTCGCAACCAACCGGCCACTACAGGAAATACTTGCTATGGACCTGAAAACGTTCACCACTTACGTGCAGGAGGTGTTCCCCAATGCCAAATGAGAAAAGCATGGACGTGCAAGTTCCCGGCCTACGGGAACTACTGCGGGACGTCAACAAACTGGGCAAACCAGCGGAACAAGCTTTACGGGATCAGGCCAAAATTATTGCCCGTGTGCGCATGGTGCCCGCGTGGACGGACGCCGCCCTCCTGGCGGGGCCGTGGGCCGAACACATGGCCAAACGGGTCACGGTACGTAACGACCGCACCCCCTCGGTGCGCATCGGTTCAACCACCAAAGATTACGGGCGGTCCGGCAAACGGCCCATGAAGTTCCGGGCATCAACGAACATGCTCAGGTGGCCCAGTGACCACGGCGTCAACAACGTTGGACCGAACGGGGCCGGGGCACAGAAAGCATTTGGCCGGGGCCGGGCGTGGGTCGGTCAAGCCTCAAAACATTACAAAAAGGAGGCCATGGAAGATTATGCCCGGGCGTTGGCCCGAGTCGTCCATGATTGGAACGCAATCAGGGAGGTGTACTGATGGCGATTGCCGGGGGTCGTACCCTGATGGTGTACCTGGCGGCGGACTCTACGAAGTTCAAACGGGGCCTTGCCGACGCCGAAACCTCCGCCACCGGTTTCGGTGGATCCATGAACCGCCTGGGTGCAAGTATTTCCAACATGCTTGGCCCCGCCCTCATTGGTGCCGGTTTGGCGGCCGGCGCCATGGCCACCGCGTTCGCCGTCGACGGGGTTAAAGCGTTCCTCGAGGACGACGCGGCGGCCCAAAAACTTTCCAAAACATTAGCTAACCTGGGCCTTGGTGAAGCGACCGCCGGTGTTGAGGCCATGATTGATGCGGAACAACGGGCCACCGGTGTGGCCGACGACAAGCTGCGCCCCGCGTTCGCACGCCTAGCTAAAAGCGTTGGGGACGTTGAACAGGCCACAACGCTTATGAAACTTGCGGAAAACGTTGCCACCGGCACGGGTAAAGATTTGGCCACGGTTGCCGACGCCCTGGCCAAGGGGTACGACGGGAACACGAAAGGTTTGAAAAGCCTCGAGGCCGGTTTGACGGCCGCCGAGATCAAAACCGGGGACATGGCCGAGATTACGGCGAAACTGTCCACCATTTACGCGGGGCAGGCGGCCACCGCCGCCGGCACCTACCAAGGCCAAATAGACCGCCTCAGTATCGCCGCAAATGAGCTAAAGGAATCATTCGGCCGCGGGTTCGTTACAGCCCTACTAGGTGCTGACAATTCACTGAACGATACGGCGGACACCATGAAATCAATGGAACCGGCCGTTAATTCTTTGGGAACCAGTATCGGTGATCTGGTTACCGCGGTCGGTGGTTTCTTCAGTTTCCTTTCTTCACATGCAAGCATCGGGCCGTACAACTTTTTTGATGGCCCCGTCACAACCCTAAAGAACGCCCTGGACGCTTTACGGGAAATGCAAGGCATCGTTTCCGCGGGTGGCAACGGGCCCGGTTCCGGTGGGGGTGGTGGTTCCGGTGGCTCATTCACCGGCACGACCCTCAACGTCAAATCGGATGTGTCCGCGTGGGGCGATTTCTACTCCACCCTCACCCCGTTCGTTGACGTGTTCAACAAAATACGCACCAAAGTCGACGACACCGGAAACGCCGTGTCCGGGACCGCCACGAAAGTCACAACCCTGAGGGAGGCGTTGACCGCCGCCGCCACCACCATTGACCAGGCTTATGCTCCGGCCCTCGAGGCGGGGACAAACAAACTTAACGACCTTACGGCAGCATCAACCGCCTACACCCAATCAATCGCGGGCGCCATTACCGGCACCCTGTCATTGTCCCAAGCGTGGTCGGATGCGGTGGCCGCCAATGAGGCAGACGCAGCAATGTCCGTGGCGGGCGGGGCCCTAACCGCTTTCCAAAAACAGATAGGTGACGCCACCGGGTTCGCCACCGCCATTGGCGCCTTAGCGTCCGACCCGTTAGTCAGTAAAGAGCTGATAGATCAGTTAATTGCCGTGGGCCAGGCACAGGGCCCGATTGCCGGGACGGCGCTTGCTAACGAACTGATCTCTTCCGGTATGGCACCCGAACTGTCCCGCCAACTACAGGCCCTCGATGTTTTCGCCGGCCAAACGGGGGCGACCGTTTCCGGCCGTTTCTACAACCAGGGCATAACCTCCGCCGTAGAGCTGCTGAACGGGCTCAGTGCCGAGGTTGCGGCCCAGAAACAGGAACTGGCCCAGTTGGGCAAAAACATTGGCCAACCCATTAGTCGTCAGATTGCGAAGGAAATCGCTGACGCAATCGAGGCGGGCACCCGTGCCGGCCGGGCCGCCGCAATTGAGGCTAACGCCCTAGCCAGTGCCGCCGCGTTCGCCCAGGTTTCTAACTCCCGCATAACCCCCACGGGGGCCAGTCAAGGACTCGACGCACTCACCCGGGCCGCGGACCAACGAACAGGCACGATCCAACCTCAGGTACTCGGGTGACAACGACCATCACCTCCGTCACTATTTCCGGTGACACGGTTTCGTTAAACGACATTATTCTGGACGTCATCCTGACCCACGGGCGGTCAGATGTGACCGCACCCGCCTCCCCCAGTGTGCTGGACCTCCGCATATTCGCCACAGGCCTGACGAACGTCCCCTACCAACTGGGGGACCCCGTTGTCATGCAGGCGGACAACGTGACCCGGTTCACGGGCGCCATCACTGACCTGGCGGTAGCGCACTCAACCACCATTGCCGGCAACCCACCCATGACCACGATAGACGTCACCGCGGTCGGAAAACTAGCGAACCTTGCCAGGATTGTGACGTCAACCGAACGGCCCGCCGAAACCTTGCAAGAACGGGTCGACGCCATCCTCACGGCCACCGGCCTCACCTACTCCGCCCAAGCGGACCCCGAAAACAACCTGTTAGAAATACTGGCCGCCGACGCCTCCCAACAGGACACCCGCACCCAACTCGACGAACTGGCCCAATGGACCGGTGGGACCATGTATGACAAACCTGATGGCACCGTGGTCTACGAGTCCTACACCAGGCGCGGTTACTCGTACGCCACGGCCACGTGGGGTGGCATGGTCGGGGATTACGCCGCCCAAATAGGTGACTGGGCATCGCAGTACGCACCGGGTGACGCCGCACCCACGGCGGTGACACTTCCGAGTGGTGCGGTGGTGTGGGAACCCGTGTGGCAGGCGACCTCTAACACGATCGTTAATGATGTTTCCGTCACCTACGGGGCGGCCGACCCCCAGGACATTTTTCAGGACACCGAACCGGTGTCTATTGCCCTGTTCGGCACCCGGGCGGTCACAATCACCACCGGCCTGGTGGACGCCACGGACGCCGCCACCCGCGCAAGTCTCGTCCTCACCGCCCAAGCCTCCGAACGTTGGCAACTGGGCGGCGTCGAGGTCCTCATTGACCAATTAACTAACTTGCAACGCACCGCGGTACTCGGTTTAACCTCCGGTGACCGCGTAATCGTCACCGACCTACCCACACCGAACCCGATTAGCCAATTCCTTGGTGTGGTTGAGGGGTGGCGGGAAACGTATAACCTCGACGGCTACCGACTGACCCTGTCACTTTCGGACCCACGGTATTCGTACGCCATGGTTTCGTGGGGTGAAGTTTCACCCACCGCACAGTGGGGGAACGTCCCGTTGGCCACCACGTGGGCGGACGCGGTCCTGCCCAGTAACCTAGGAACATAGGAAGGAAGGAAAAAGATGGCTACAACCACCTACGGCACCCCCTACGTGACCTCAGCGGATTTGGTCAGCAACTGGCCCGCCGCAAGTTTGACCGTCGCTAACTCGGTCGACGCGGCCGGGTACTACATAGGGCGGGGCCTTAACGCACAAACGGCTTCATACACGCTCGTACTTACGGACGCCGGCAAAACAGTCACCATGACCGTGGGCACGGCGAACGTCCTCAACATTCCAACTAACGCCTCCGTGGCGTTCCCCACCGGCACCCGCGTGAACGTCATCAATTTGGGGGCGGGCGCCACCACGGTCACCGCCCTGGCGGGTGTGACGATAAACGGCACCGTGGCCGCGTTGGCCAGCAATTCGGCTGCCTCAATTATCAAAACTGCCACAAACACGTGGTCGTACGTCCCTTTCTCTAGCGGCGTCGGAAACGCGGTGTACTCCGACGCCAACACAGGCACCTACACCGGCTATGCATACAAGACGTTTACGGCATCGGGAACGCTCACGGTCACTACTGCCGGTTTCGCCGATCTCGTTATCTGTGCCGGTGGCGGTGGCGGTGGTAACTCCTCCGGCGGCGCGGGCGCCGGCGGCGTCCTTGTCATCACTAACGCATACCTTCCGGTGGGTACTTTGACCGTCACCGTTGGCGCCGGCGGCGCCGGCGGGGCACTCGTCAGCGCGAACGCTTCTGGCCTTGCCTCTCGGGTCGGTTCCTATTTCGCCATGGGCGGAGGCACACCAGTCGACCGAACCAACATCGCTAACCAAAACGGGTCCGGCGCCGGTGGGCAATACGGTTCATATGTCGGTACCTCCGGTATTACGGGAATGGGATTCAATGGTGGTGACGGCGGGTCTAACGCGAGTGTCCCGCAAGGTTCAGGTGGTGGTGGTGGGGCCGCCGCGGTCGGATCGAACGGCACGAACGGTGGCGGCGGCGCCGGTGGCGCCGG